CCTTGGCATCGGCGGCGGGTTTCCATGCTGCTTTGGTGTACGTCACGTTGCCTTCATCATCAAATTTGGCGTTGGGGTAGCACAGCACCCGACCGGAGGGCAAAGCATACCAGAGGGTCTGACCGTCAAACAAGTACACAACACGACCTGCTTTAAATTCATGCCCTTTGTTTCTCATGGCGCGCAGATACGCGGCTTCCAGTTGCTGACCATGCGCCTGCGCCCACGGGTTGGCCCTGCGCCAGCCGTCCACAGCGCGCTGGACTTCGCCCGGCGACAGCCGGATGCCGTAGGCCCGGCCGAACACCTCGAACGCGCCAGCGCCGCCTAGAAAGCCAAGGGCCAGCTCTTGCACCTTGCCCACCTGACGCTGGTCGCCGGCGACATCTTCGTAAGACACACGAAAGGTGGCGGCTGCGTTGACCTTGTACGGGTCAAGGCCGGAGCGAAACACGTCCAGCTTTTGTTCACCGGCTGGGCAGTTGGACAGCCAAGGATGCACACGGCCCTCGATGGCCGACCAGTCGTAGGCGATCAGGACGTGGCCGGGCTTAGCGATCAGCGCGGGCCGAAGCATCCCTTTGAGCACATCTGTAATGCGGCGGCCAAATCGCGGCGTGATTGTGTGGCCACGCACCATAGCGTGGCGTACTTCATCAGGCTCTTTGGCGCATTTGCGGGTAAAGTTGTGAACTTGCGCACCATAGCTCGACGCTCGGCCGGTGGCAGCCCCTCCAGCAAAAACGAAAGCGCCTCGGACTCGGTGATCTTCTTCATCGGCGAGGTTCGAAAGGCGCGCAAATTTTGCGACCGAAGACGCCCAGAGGTCGTCCGCGCATTGGATAACGTCTGCAACATGGGCCGGAATCTCATCGGGGTCTTCCATCGCAAGCAAGTTAGCCCGCACAGTTTTGTCAATCGAATACTTCTCGCCCGTCCACATCAGCTTCTTAGCTTCGGGGCCGACGCGCTCGAGCACCCACTCGCGCATCTTGGGGCTGCGCACGCTGGTGATGGCGCCCTCGGTCACCTCGACCACGATCTGCTGAATCTCGACGGTTTCGTCAGCGGAATACTTGACAGCCGCTTGGCACAGCGGCACGTCCACCAGCACGCCACGGTCGTTGATACGCTCGTTAATGTGATAGTCCTTGAGTTCATCATCAGACAGCGGCCGCAAGGCTTTGCTGATGGCACGCATGGCCTTAACGTCCATCTCACAGTACTCGACCATCTCGGCCATCAGGGCGGCGTCTTCGCGGAACTGACCATTGGCCTGTGGCACGGACAGCAGCCGGATCAGTTGACTGCCCCGGTGGTCTTTGCGCATGTCAGCGCCAGCAAAGCGGCCCACGTCTTCCAGTGAGCCAGGCGCGCAGTTGGCACGCGCTTGTGCTGCGGTGCAGACGAACTGCTCCAGCTTGAAGTTGATCTGCAAGACATACCAAAAGATCAGACGTTCAAACGCCGCGTTGTGAGCGTAGATCAAGCCCGTGTGCTCGGCCACATGTAAAGGAAATGGATTTTCTTTAACATGACCATCGGCATTGGTTAAAGAAGGCACCCACGTCTGCACTTCTTCATCGTCGAAAGCGTAGGACATACACAGTACGTCGGTGCTCGCGTCTTGCGCGTAGTTGTAGACGCCCTTGGCCTTCAGGTCACAGCGCGATCTTGTCTCGAAATCAATCCACAGCATAGTCGTTCCTTTTCCAATGCCCACTGTCACTGGGCATCAGAAAAGGTTACGCTGCGCGGCGGCGACGACCAGCAGCAGGCGCTGCTTCGGCTTCTTCAACCGCTGGCGCTTCAGCAGCGCCGTCCATGCTGGCCCACTCTACGATCTCAAACACCGGGGTGTAGATGCGACCGTAGGATTTGTGGACGTAGTGGTCCTTCTTCAAGCGCACGATGGCCACAGGCTTGGTCTGGTCCTTCTCCACTTGCGTGGCGATGGCAACACCCAATGCTTGCACGGCCTTCTTACCGCCGACCGAGGTCGTGGTAAAACGCGCTTCCATGTCCTTGTCCTCACCAACGAGGCACTTCAACGACATGCCGATCTGCGTCTCCCAGCCACGCTTGGCGCCGGGAGGCGCTGAGTCAAGCTCTGGCAATGGGTGCTGCACACCGGTCATTTTCTCGCCAAGCACTTCACCATCGCCCCAGGCGATAAAGCCGTGAACAAAAGAGAAAGGATTGACGGCCCAAGTGGAGTCGTCTTCGACTTCAGTCTGGTCAGCACCAAACACCCAATGACCTGTCTTGTCCATTTTCAGGATGACAACGCCCGATGTGCCTGCGCCTTGTTCAAGCGAACGCAATGCGGTGGAGAGGGTAGCTACTGCTGGCAAATTTGCCGAAGAAAAAGTTGCGAGATTTGACATGATTGTCCTTTACTGAAGTTTAGAGAGAGCCGCAGACAACTGCGACCCGATTTGCAACACTGCTGGGCGGGGATCATCCTCGCTTGCCAGTGTTGTGCCTGACGACACCGACACGACGAGATCGTCGGGCAGTGCCATCTTGCGCTTTTTCAGCACCTTCTCCATCTGAGCAGGGCTGAGTAATTCTTCGGGCTTGAGCAGCTCGGCACGGGGGACGCCCATATCGTGCAACGCCTCAAGCGCTTTTGTTTCGTTGGCCCACTGACGTGTGCCGCGTTTGGCGACCAGCTTGTAGCCGGGCACCGGCAAATCCTTCTCAAGCAACTGGAGCGCCAGCCCACGCAGGTCTTTGATCCAGTCTTCCAAGAGGTCTGCATTCTTCAGGTATCGGCCCAGCATGTCAACATCTACTTCTTTCAGTTGCACTTGCAGGGCGCGGTCCACAGCGCCGGTCATCTTGGGGCAGATCGGCTTGCCTGTGCACCAGCGGCAGTGATCGCCCACGGCCAGCTTGGCGTCGGGTTGCTGCGCTTGTTTGACGGCCTGCACCAGCTCTTGCTCAAACTGCTTGATGCGTTCCTTGGTGGTCACCCAACGCTTGATCATGGGCGGCTGCACGATGATGCACTCGACTTCTGTTGCGCCCTCGAACGCCCACTTGGCTTCTTCGGTGCGCATACTGGCGGCAGCGTAGAACATCAGTTGTGGATTTTCTTCAGCATCCACGACAACCCCATCGCCAAACTTCCAGTCCAAAACAATAGCACGGCTACCAATACGACCAACCAAATCCGTGCTGCCGAATACGTTAGGTAAGAGATCACCGAATCCCACACGCGTTTCAACTTCATACAGCATCTCCTTGTCGGGGTCTACTTCGTCCAGCAGCGCCAGCGCCACCATAATCTTTTCGTCGTACAGGTCTTGCGTGAGGACTTGGCCCTCATACGTGCGCCCGATCACGTCCACGCTTTGGTCTTCCAAGATGGCAGCCATTGCGTCGTGCAGCATCGTGCCACGGTCAGCGTGTTCGCTTGATGGCTGCTTGGGCATCTTGTTGACAAGCGCCACACTGCCAGGGCAGTTGATGACGCGCTTGGCGGTGCTACCGCCGACGATGTTACTGTGCTGCATTACGGGCCTCCAACATGACATCAGCCATTGCGTATGCTTCTTTCGCGGTGTCTGCCATCACGCCTGTGGGAAAGGAGCTTGCTGCGTACATACCCTGCATCGCCTTGGCTGCAAAGTAGTCGCGCAGGGTCATGCCCTCGACGTACTTGTATGTAAGCGTAGTGGTGTCCAGTTGTGCCGAAAAAAACGCTGGTGTGTTATTCGACATTTTCTGTCTCCTGAGTTAAGGCGATCAATGCGTCACGCAGTTGTTCAACCTGTTTGCGTGTGAGATGGGTAGACGCGTAGCCGCAGTGACGCATGATGCTGATCCAAACGCCGCCTTCATATTCGCTGACGTTGAGGCTGCTGCTATCCGCAGCGTTGATGTGGTATTCCATTTGACTGTCCTGTAGTTGATGAGGACTTGATCTTATCACAGAAAAAATTTGTTGTGCAAATCTTTTTTTCATGTATTATTCGGGCTATGTTAGAAAAACAAGTCGAAGCCTACCTGATCAAGCGCGTCAAAGAGCTGGGCGGGCGGGCGTACAAATTTACCAGCCCTGCGCATCGCGGCGTGGCCGACCGGATCGTGTGCCTGCCCAACGGCCAGACATGGTTCGTTGAGGTCAAGACCGAAGGCGGCAGGTTGTCTGAGTTGCAGAAGGTCTTCGCCAGTGACATGGCGAAGATGAATCAGAAATACGTTTGTTTATGGAACAAGGAGCAGATCGATGGGTGGCTGCGTGAAACTGCGTGATTATCAAGACACGGCTGCTGACTTCTTGTTCGAGCACGACCGCGCCATGATCTTGGCTCCGGTCGGTGCTGGCAAGACCGCCATCACGCTGACGGCTATGGCCGATATGGTCAAGCACGGCTACGCCATGCGCTTCCTCGTCTTGGCACCCAAGCGCGTCTGCACCGACGTGTGGCCCGTCGAGCAACCCAAGTGGGCGCCCGACTGCACTCTGGCCGTGGCCGTGGGCACACCAGCGCAGCGCAAAGCAGCCCTGTACAGCGGCGCTCAGATCATCGTCAGCAACTACGACAACATTCAGTGGCTGGCCGAGCAGAACTTGGCGCACATCAACGCCATCGTGTTCGACGAGCTGACCAAGCTAAAGAACCCCTCGGGCGCGCGCTTCAAGGCGCTGAACAAAGTCATCGGCGACATTGACAAGCGGTGGGGCTTGACTGGCAGCTTTACCAGCAACGGCTTGGAAGACGTGTTCGGTCAGTGCAAGATCGTCGATCAAAGTCTGCTGGGCCGCGCCAAGGGCGCGTTCATGCAGCAGTACTTTACGCTGGTCAACAAAGACTTCGGCGACTGGAAGCCGCGTCCCGGTTCGCTGGAGCTGGTCATGCAGCGCATCAAGCCCGCGACGTTCGTGCTGGAGCCTGGCGAATACAAAGACAAGTTGCCACCGCTGCACACCGTAGAGGTGAGCTGCAAGATGGACATGGCCGACTACAACAAGATGAAGAAAGACTTTGTGCTGGACGACGTGGTGGCGGTCAACGCTGCTGTCGTCACGCAAAAGCTCCAGCAGATGTCGTCTGGTTTCCTGTACTCCGACAACGGCCCGATCTGGCTGTCGTCACACAAGTTTGACCGCTTTGAAGAATTAATTGAGGAGAACCAACATGCCAACACCTTGGTGGTGTACACGTACAAAGAAGAACTCGAAGAGCTCAAGCGCCGATACAGACAGCTTGTTACGCTCGATGATGATGACGCAATTGTTCGGTGGAACAGAGGAGAAGTCGAGCTTCTCGCCGTGCACCCGAAATCAGCCGGTCATGGACTTAACTTGCAGCATGGCGGATGCCGGATTGTCTTTTTGTCCCTGCCCTGGTCGCTCGAGCTGTACGAGCAGACCGTCGGGCGCTTGCATCGTAGCGGCCAGCGGCATGACGTGTGGTGCTATGTATTTCTGACCGACGCTACTGTCGATCACAAAATCTGGGGTGCGCTGCATGACAAGCAAAGCCTTTCAACTATCGCCTTGGAGGCACTTAAATGAAACGAATCGACCAATGGAAAGCCAAGCTGCGCGCGGCCAAGTCTGAGCTGCGGCACAAGACGCGTCAGCTCAACGCAGCCCAGCGCACACACGCCCGCACGACCAAACTGATTGAACAACTGGAGAAGAAAATTGAGCTACACCTGGCGAAAACTTAACGAGGTGCTGGCGCTGCTGCCAGAGGTGGATGTCAAGGCGTTGCTGGATTCTGAGATGGCAGGCCCTCGCCGCGTCAAGGTGATTGAGCGCCTGCACCAGCGCTACAACACGCTGCGTGTGGCTAGAGAGAGGGCCGAGCTGCTGGCGCTGGCCACCAAAGCATGAACCGGTTTGAGGCGTGGGAAGCGCGCAACCTATCCAAGTTTGCCCAAGACGCTGCTGTGCGGTTGTCTGAGCAAGAAGCGCTGATTGAGAGTCTGCGAGCAGACTTGAAGACAGCAATCCGTGCCTACCGGCACTTAGTAATCGAAGGAGCAAATAATGACCAAAACTACACCGTGGATTCCCGTCGGACACCCAGACTTTAAATGGAGCAGCGGGGCTGACGTTCAGTCCCTCTGGCGCAAGTACGGCTGGACACCGCCGTCGGAAAAGATGATGCCCGGCAGCGAAGAGCTGCTGGACGCGCCCGTGGAGAGATTGCAATGACTGACTTTTGGAAAGACTACGAACCAGAGCCAGATGGGCCAAAAAATTACAGCTTCCTAGACCTCAACCCCAAATATGCTGGCGGTTATTGGGTTGGGGAACTTCAAATCAATATAAAGGAAAAGCCAATCTGGCTGCATCGAACGATGATGCGGTTGTGCTTTGGCTGGGAATGGAAGGATGCCAAATGACTAAAGACGAAGCATTGGACTTGGCGTTGGAAACGCTCATGCTGGAGCATGGATCAATTTATGACAAAGCCATCACCGCCATCAAGCAAGCCCGTTCAGCACCTGTGCAGGAGCCTGTGGCGATTGATGCAGACATGCGCAATGTTTTGCATGGAGCACTTGTGCGCTCTGGGAAAGTAATCTCCCCACCCGCAGCACAGCGGCAATGGGTTGGGCTGACGGATGAGGAGCGCACAGAAATCAGGCGAGAACATTACGCACGAACACTGCCGCTTATGGATGCAGTCGAAGCCAAATTAAAGGAACTCAACACATGAGAAACACGATAGAACTTGCCCGTGAAGCTGGGGGCGACGATTGGGGTTTGTTTAAAGACTTTAT